CGCTCCCGGGCGCGGGCCTGTTTGACGGCCGGGTCTTCCTGCGGCGGGTCCGGACTAGAAAACCCCATCTTGCCTCAGCTCCTCGAAAACGGGCGTCGCGCCCAATGCGAGGAGCCTCCGGTACAGGCCGATCGGCCTCAACGCACGCTGCGGCAGGCCCAGCAAGCGCTCGATCTCGCTGACGCAGTACCAGCCGTACCGGGGAATCGCGGTGGGCGTCGGCGCCGGCCGGCGGTCGAGGCACACTACCCGGCCGGCGTTCTGATGGATGCCGGCGATGACCAGGTCCATCTCGTCGTTGGTCATTACCTCGACGCGCAGGCCGTAGGTCGACGGATCCACGAACAGCCACGCCTGCTCGGTCAGCCGGTCCCCGCCCTCGATCGGCGTGAACGCGCTCACGTGCCGGAAGCCGGGTGTGGTGAAAACGTCGTACCAGTGCCGGCGCTCGCGCCCGGAGAACGCCACGAACCAGCCGGCCGTCTGGAGCATGCACCCGGGCATCACCACCCCCGCACACTCGGCCCGCGGCGCTGGCGGAAGACCTCGCGCCCGCCGCCGAACACCGACCACTGGCCGCGGACGTTGACGTGGCCGGCGCCGTCCTTGCGCGCGCCCACGAGCTCACGGCCCTCGCCGCCGCCAAGCAGCATGTACTGGAACGCGTCCGCCACGTGCGAAGCCGAGTCCTTCTCCGGCTCCTCGGTGTAGCGGGTGCTTTCGGCCCCGCGGACCTTGCGGAAGTGATAGGCGCCCTCAAGCGCCGCGTTCAGCGCCGGGCAGTTCGGGCTCACCAGGATGCCCGGCTTGCCGTCGACCATCCGGTTCAGCACGTTCTCGCCCGCCCCCAGGCGCACGCTCAGCGCGTTCGACGGCGCGGCCCGGATGCTCGCCAGGAACGGGAACTCATAACCGCCGCGCGGGTTCTTGCGCCGGAAGACCATGTAGGGCGTCGTCTCGCCTTCCTGGCCCTTGAAGTCGCCGGCCGGATCGCCCCAGACGCTGACCGGGATCTCCTCGTAGCCGGCGATCAGCCGGGCGATCTCCTGGTTCAGCAGCGGCGCGAAGGTGGTCGCGCCCATGTTGTTCTGGATGTATTCCGCGACGACGTACCAGCGCCCGCGCACCACCTGGCCCATGACGGCCGCCGGCGATCGGCCGAAGTCGACGCCGACGTAGAGCGTCTGCCCCTCGGCCAGCGGGATCCGCTTCTCCGCCCGGTGCGTCTCCCGGCGGTACATCGGGAACACCGGCTTGCCGTCGCGGCGCATCCCGACCCGGTTCATGATCCGCGTGTCGATCCAGGTCTTCGGCTTGCCCTGCGCCTCTTTGACGTAGAACTCCGCGCCGGCGTTCAGCCACTTCGTGTTTTCGGCGTCCGGATTGGGCTTGTAGTCGCTGACGTGCCCCTTCTCGTCCAGCACCTCCAGCAGGCCCGGCGGCTGGACGTAGAAATGCCAGTCCCGCGGCCGCTCGTACTCGCGCTGCTCTTCCTCGGTCATCCAGTCGGGCAGCGGAACGTCGCCGCGCATGTAGGGCACCCAGTGCCCCTCCTCCGGCGCGTTCATGTCCGCGATCACGTGCGCCCACCGCGAGCCGCCGTCCTTCTTCGCCGGATAGTGCCCGCAGCGCGACTTGAGCTCGTCGAAGATCGGCTTGGGCACAAACTGCAGCTCGTTCACCCAGGCCGCCGTCAGCTCGAACGACATCAGCCGCTCGCGGTCGTCCTCGTCGTCCAGCGCGAGGAAGATCACCTCCATCTCCACCGCGTCGTCCGGCCCGAGCTGCTGGCGCACGACGTGGCGCATCGGCTTCGACCGGATCACCCGGCCGTACACGTCCTCGCGAAACCACTGCGTCCACGTCGCCAGCGTCGTGTCCTGGAGCTGCTGGTAGGTGCTGCGGATCACGGCCATCTTCGACCGCCGCACGCCGTCCTGGCCCTGGTTCTGCCGCAGGGCCATCGAGAACAGCTTCATCGCGCAGCACACGCTGGTCCCGCTGCGGATCGGCCCCTGAATGATCGTCACCGGCGCGTCGTCCTCGAGGAAGAAGCTGAGGACAGGGCCGTCGGGCTGGTAGATCGTCATGGCCGCGAGGATGCTCGCGGCAGGCTCGCTCGCTCAACGCACGGCCCTCACGCGCGCGCCTGCACGCGCGAGGCATTAGCCTCCCCATCGAGGTTTCCAGGGTGGAAAATTTTCGGAGCCCGATCGCAGGCCCAAACCCAGGTGCGCAGGGACCCGCAACGGTTTTGGGGGTATCGCTTTCGGGGGACCCCTAATGGGTTCGACGGGGCGCGCGATTTTTCCCCCGCCCCCTCGCTGCGCGCGCCGCTCGAAGACCCCCGGGGAGGGGTCGCCGCACCCCTGCCGGCCGCCGCCAGCGCGCCCGCTGAGGAGGCGTCAGACCTCACTCGTCGTCTGACGCGCCGCCATCTTTCTTGTGTTCCAGCGTCTTAGGCGCGTTCGACTGCTGATCCTGTATCAGGTGCTCAGGCACCGAGGCGCCCTGCGGCGGCCTCCAGCCCTGCGGCAGCTGCTGCGTCTGGATGCCCTGCAAGGCCAGCGTGACGCTGACGTTGGCGCCTCCGCCGCCCTGGTCGCCGCGCGCCTTGCGCAGCTCCTCGTTGAACGCCGCCAGGTACTTGGCCGCGTCCAGGCGGACGTGCTCCGACTTCCCGTTGCGCATCAGCTGCTCGGCTGTGCGGACGCCTTCCCAGCCGACGCGATCGAGGTACGCGCGCTCTCGCTCGTTGCGGAAATGTCGAACATGAGGCTTCTTCAACGCCTCTCTGAGCCCATGATCGGTCATCCCTGCGGCTTCTGCGGCTTCTTTTCGCCGCAAGCCCTGATGGATCATGAGGTCGATGGCGTGCTGTGTTGTAGCGCTGATGTACTGTCCGCCCATCACTGTTTCCCTGTGGGTGGCGTGATGTTGCGAGCGATGGTGGATTGTCGCTGAGAGGTCAACGCACGCGGACAGACGGGTGCGCTGCTGGTCGCGCTGGGGTTCGCGCGCGTACGTCGTATCTCGGGAGTTGCTGTGCTGGCTGAGGTATCGGGTATAGCCGTGCTAGCGGCGTCTACGGCTCTGCGGTGCTTGTGTCGCTGCCGTGCTGGCCGCTCACCTTGTCAGGTGAGCTTTGAGGGCTGACGGGTACGAGTCAGCGAGCACCTGGGGAACGACGTCTCTAGGCCCTGGGAGTGTGTGCGCGCGTGGAGGGTTCGCGTAGGGTGCGGCTTCGATTTGGCCGCCTCAACGCACTCTCTTTAAATCGTTGATCGTGCTGGCTTCTGGCTTTGGCGCGGCTCTTGACATAGGGTCGTCCGTCGAAAGTGTCGAGATTTGCGACAGTCGGGGTCTTGACGCGGCCGGCAAAGTGTCGCATATCTCGACACATCAGACGGACGGTCTGCGGATTCGCGCCGCTGCAACGGTGCCGCGGGCCACAGCAACCCAGGAGGCAATCATGTGGCTACTCTTCGCAATCTTCGCTCCGCTGATCCTGGCCATGGCGCTGGCCGCGATCCTCGAAGAGATCTGATCGGCGGGGCTTCGGCCCCGCCTCACCACCGAGCGCTGCAACGCTCACCAATCCAGGAGACGACATCATGTTCGCCATTCGCATCCGCTCCAACGTCGCCAGCTGGCTCTGGACCCAGGGCGGCAACGTCCAATACTTCGACACCTACGAGGCCGCGGCCGCCAAGGCGCAGGAACTGTTCAGCCGCAACCTTGGCGGCCATCACGGCTACAAGGTCGAGCGCGTCGGCGGCGGCTGGGCGCCCGGCGACCTGGCCACGATTTCAAGCGGCCTTGGCGGCAAGGTCGACGTCCGCTTGCTCGCCAAGACGCCGGAAGGCAACTGGCAGGTGCGCGTCGACATGCCCAGAAACCCAGACTTTCACGGCTGGATGGTCGAGACCGGCGAAGACAACCTGCAGCCCTACAGCGGGCCGAGCACGCGGCGCGGCCGGCTGTCCGACCGGCTGGAGGCCGGTATTCACCCGATCAACCCGAACGTAGGCCAGTAGCGCGCACGAAAGGGCCCGGGCGCTGCAACACCCGGGCCCGCGTGCCCACGATCCAACCCAGGAGCGAGAACGACCATGGACACGACTGCCAACAGGATAGACCGGGCGATCGCCCGCCGGCAAGGTGAGCTGCGGGTGCTGGTGGAGATCAGCGGCCGCGTGCCGATCGACAGGATGCGCAAGGCCGCGCGCACGCTCAGCAGCGATCATGAGCGCACGCTGGACGCCATGCTGGCCACTGGCCTGCTGATGGAAAGCGAGGGCTGGGTGTTCGACGTCACGGCCTGCCGATGACAGGCGACGAACTCAGACAGGTCGCGCGGGGGCTGTACGGCCCCCGCTTCGTCGCGCCGCTCGCCCGGGACCTGGGTGTGCGGCGCGACGTCGTTTACCGGTTGCTCGAAGTCGACTGGCTGGACCAGCGCACCGCGGCGGCCGTGTGCGGCGTAGCCTACGCCAAGGGCAGCGCGTGGGCCCAGCCGCTGGCGACGGCGCTGCGCGAGTCCTACGGCGTGCGCGAGATCAATCCCTAGCCCTGCTCGAAGCTTTCGGTGATCGGATCGGGCCGGCGTTTGTCGCGGCGCTTGCGGCCACGGGCGATGCGGCCACGCTGCTTCGGCTTGAGCGGTGCGTGTGCGGTGTGCCGGGCCTCGCGGCTTGTCCAGCGGGGCGGCATCAGCGTGGTCACGCTCTCGCCCTTCACAACGGCCTTCATTAGCACGCCGCGGATCTCGACCAGCCAGAACGTCGCCGTCTGGTCCCGGCCGGCCATCAGCCCGTGTCCCCGCACCGCCTGGTGCACCAGCTCGCGCTGCTCGGCCGTCGTCAGGTCAATGCCGAAGCGGTCGCGGGCGCGGTCCAGGGCGTGCGCGGTGACGGCCATCAATCGACGCCCAACCGCTGCCTAACGGCGGTCTCCAGCCGCCGCATGTCCGCCCGCTGCCGGCGCTGCTGCCACCGGCGGGCGTTGTGGAGGACCGTCGTGTGATCGCGGTCGCCCATGTGCCGGCCGATCGCCGGCGTGCTGAGGTGCGTGAGGTGCTGGCGGCACAGGTAGGCGGCGAGGTTGCGCGCGATCCAGTATTCCTGACCGCGGCGAACGCTGACCATGTCCGCAACCGAAACGCCTGTCGCAAGCGACACGGCGTCGAGCACTTGGCGCACGCTGATCGGGCCGGAAACGGCGGCGTGCTGCGGTGTTGGTGGCCACGGCGTCGTGCAGCTGCGCACGTCGAGAACATCGGGCATGGCTTACCAGGTCCTATAGTCGGTTGAAACGTAAGAGCCGGTCTGAAGGTCCAGCTCCATCTTGCATTTCGTCGGGAAGCCCAGCGGCTCGAAGCGCGCCTTGAGGTGGTAGAACTCCGCCTCGGTGCGGCGGTTGCCGTCGTCGCCGATGATCTGCGGGCGGTACATCGCAAAGCCCTGGTCGACCCGGTTGTTCCAGTGGGACGAACCGCTGATCGAGTAGAGGTTCGGCGGGTGCTTGCCCGCCTGCGGCTCGGGCTTGGCCGGGTGCGCGACCACCTGGATGTGCATGTCGAGCGCCCGAGCCATGTCCATCAGCTGGTCGAGACAGTCGCCGATCCACTGCGTCTCGCGCTGGGTCCGCGGGTCGAAGTCGGCCTCCAGCTTGTTCCAGGGGTCGATCACCGCGGCCCGGCAGCCAAAGCGATGGCGCGCCGCCTCGATCGTCTCGCACAGCCAGGCGAACGTCGGCCGGTGGTTGGGGTGCTGCAGGAAAACGAAGTGATCGCGGATCCAGCGGTCCGCCTGGTCGCGCTCCTCGTCGTCCTGATCGCGCTCAAGCCGGCCGTGGTAGAACTGCCGATGGTGCCGGCGGATGTACGGCTTGGCCGGCGTCTCCGCGCCGAACACGGCCACACGGACGCCGTGGTCGCGGGCGATATGGTGCCAAAGCTGCTGCGCGAAATGGCTGTTGTGCGTCGGGATGAACGACTGCGAGACGAGGAAAAGCGACGACGGCGAGTCCACCTCGATGCACCGAACCGGAACCGAACTCACGGGTTCGCAGCTGACGATGAGCCGATGATCGGCGCGCCGCGCATCTTCCAACCGCTGACGATCGAGCTTTCGCTGCAGCCGGAACACAGGCACATGCGCCGTAAAGATCACGCGGTACTTGGCGCCACAGTCGCGGCCGTCGATCCTCGCGCGCCCAGTGCAGATGCGCGCCTTCATGCCCAGGCTGCTGACCAACTCGTAAACGTCGTCGGCAAGCTGCGGGTTCATGGTCGTGAACTCGCACTGCCGGTTGCTACCTGTGGCGCCGCACGACCCATCGGTGTCCATCAGACCAGCCAGCAAGGCCAGCCGCTGCTCAGCTGAAGCGCGCTTGTACAAGTTCGGAATGTGCTTGTCGCCGAGCACACCAATCGCACGGAGATCCGGCTTTAGATTGCGAACCAGCCACGCATGCAGGCTTGGCCGTTGCTCAACTTGATAGCCTTCCGCCCGGATGTGCTCGTAAATTTCCGGCTCGACCGCGTAGACGTAAGACCCGTCTTTTTGCCCGTCACCGAGCCAAGCGCCGAGCGTGTATGGCTTTACGAGCAAGTGACGGTCAGGCAGAGACAGCGCACCAGCGTACTTTAGCGCGTGGTTTTTCTTGCCGTGGTAGGTCAGACTGTTCGCGATCTGCTCGGTTGTTACCACCGACGGATAGACGCGCTTGTGTGACTGGTCGGTGCCGCGCGGCCGTAACTCCCCACCATCGCGGCTGTGTTTTCGGTGGCGTGCGCTTTGTCGCGCCGCTTCGCTATGCGTCAGCCACTGGTGCTCGGCATCGGCGATGATGGATGTGCCGTCATTGAACACGACGCGGTAGCACGGCCGGTTATCCATGACGGGGCCGACCTTCCGCACCCGGCAAACGTCGCCTTTTTCGTCGAATAGCTCGGCTCCTGGATACATGGCGCCCATGGTCGTCCAGCCGTCGGGCGTGGGCACCGGCGTATCCAGCGCCAACGCCTTTCCGTGGCCCGGGTAGCCAGTCATGACCGACAGCATCGTCGGCGCCAGGCGGACCTTGTTCTCCCACTCGGGAAAGCCCGGGTTCCACAGTTCCAGCGCCGGCGGCTCGGGCAGCTCGTCGAGCGTGTACAGCCCCACGATCGGCCAGGGCTTGGCCTCGTTCTCCACGAACCGCCGCAGCTCGACCGGACCCCACTTCTGCAGCGCGTCGTTGGCGTCCTTCACGCCGCCGCGCCAGTCGAGATACCAGCAGCGCGCCTTGCCCAGGCACGTCGCCAGCCCGTGGCGCAGGTGCCGGCCGGGCTCGTCGCCGTCGGTGCACAGCACGTAGGACGTGGCGTTCAGTCCTTCCTCAAGCGCATCCAGGGCGTAGGCAAACTTCGCGCTGTCGCGCACGTCCTCGCCCTCGTTGGACGGCGCGCCGTTGGGCACCGACACAATCGCGTGGTCGGGGACCCCGGCGACGGCGAGACTGATCGCGTCGATCTCGCCCTCCGTGATGTAGACGACGTCCTGCGGGCCCTGCAGCACGCGGTCGAGGTTGTAGAAGCGCGCCTTGCCGCCCGGCTTCTGCATGTACTTGCGGCCGACCAGGCTGCGCGCCTTCCAGTTCACCTCGGTGCCGGCACGCTCGTAGGAGAAGATCACGGCCTTCTTCTCCTCACCGCCGAACCGCACTGAACCGCCTCTGACGGGCCAGCGCATCAAGGTCTTGGCGTCGATCCCGCGTTGCTCCAGGAACACCTGGGCGCCGGGCTCGATCGTGGTTGTCGGCATCGGACGTTCCCCCTTTCCAGCCGCAGTGCCAGCAGTGCCACACGGCCGCGTCGCGCTCGGCCTCGATGGTCACGCTCAGGCACGGGTCGGTTTTCTTTTTGCGATGCGGCGAGCACTGCGGACACGTCGTGCGCCGGCTGCCGGGCGCGTAGGACCGCAGATGAATGCCCGCGTCTTTCAGTTTCTCGATCAGGCTCATATGAACGGCGACCCCGCGTCCTCGCGCTCTTCGCGCTTGTTCACGATGCCCATGAGCCAGTCCTTGGGTCGGGCTTTTTCGCTCGCCTGCTCGACCGCGGCCCGGGCCCGTGGGATGGATCCGCCGAAGTGGGTTTTGAGCTTGGAGACCACGGCGCCGGCGTGTTTCGGCCCGATCACCTGCCGGGCGCGCTGATACAGCTCGGCGTCCGGATCACCCCCAGGGTGAGCCGCCCCGTTAGGGGCGGAATCTTCTCTACTCTCTACCCTCTGGCCTCTGGCATCTGGGACGCGCGCGCGCGAGGCGTTATCCCGACCGTTAGCGGGTGGGTTATCCGGGGGGTTAACCCCATCCCTTATCCCGCCCTGTCGTTGCCGGTTATCCTTGCCGGTAAGCTGAGGGTTGCCACCCCCTTTACCGTGTTCGCGCCCCTGTTCGCTGCGCTGGTTATCCCTGACCATTCGGCGCGAGTAGATCACTCCGTCGTCGGTGCGTGAGAACACGGCCGCCTGCTCCAGCTCGGCCAGCCACTTCTTCACTTGGCCGGGCGTCTCGCCCAGCAATCCGGCGAGCTGCTTATTCGTCGGGTTGACACCGTTGATGACCAAGTGACCGTACGGGTCGGCCTCGTGCATGATCGTCATCAGGTCGATCCAAATGCCGCGGGCGCCGGCGGAGCACATGCGCAGCTTGGGATCGCTGCGCCAGTCGGCCGGGTAGAACTTCATCCAGGGGCGCTGTGGCATCTCAAGATCCAATCATCTCGGGCCAGCGGCGGAAACAGGCGGCGACCTCGCGGCGGCTGAAGATCCCGGCGCAGTAACCCTCGACCAGGAACGCCTTGCGCTGGTCGGCCGGCAGCGGCTCCAGCAGCTCCTCAGCGCTAGCCGGCGGGAAGGTGCACGGGGCGTCGGTGAGCGTGGTCATGCCGCGCGCTCCAGCATCACGGACCAGGCGGCGTGCGATCCGGGCATCGGCTGCGCGACGCCGTTGGCGAACGTCCAGCCGGCGGCGAGGTAGGCGAGAAAGCCGTCGCGTGGGGCGAAAATCAGCAGCATCAGGCGGCCCCGGTGAATAGATCGCCGCGGCGGGCGTACACCTGCTCTATGTTCTTCACGGCTTGCTGGTAGTAGCTCGACTTGAGTTCGACCCCGACGCCGCGGCGGCCCATCTCAACCGCGGCATAGACCTCGCTGCCGATCCCCAGAAACGGCGTGAACACCACGTCGCCCGGGTTGCTCCACAGTTCGATGCACCGCTCAATCACGTCCAATTGCAGCGGCGAGATATGGACCTCATCCCGCTCGTCACGCGCGGTGCGGTATTGCAGGGTCCGGCTCTGGTTGATGTCGAACCAGACCGGCGAGGCGTAGCGCTGCCAGACCTCGATCGAGTACCACTTGCGGGCCTGATCCTCGGACTTGCCGGTGCGGCTCGCCACGGTCGCCGGGGCGTACTGCTCATCCCCGATGTACTGCGTCAGTCGACCGCTAACGGGCTCCGGGTTGTCGCCGGGCTTGCGGAACGTCACCACGTAGTCGGGCAAGCCCTGCCCGCTCATGGAACTATCTTTCTCGATCTGCTTGTGCAGCAGGCGCAGGCTCTTGGTGCGCTGCTGCGCGACAACCGGGTCTTTCCAGATGCAGACCTCGCTATGAAAAATCCAGCCGGCGTCCTGATAAGCGCGAATCACCTCACCGCGGAAGTCGCGCATACCAATAAAGCCGTCCCGCAGCTTGCTCGTCGGTAGCTGCATACAGTGGACCGAATGCAGCCGGCCCGGCATGGTCACGCGCAGCAGTTCCGCGATCAGGAAGGCATAGTGACGCCAGAAGTCGTCGCTCTCGCTGTTGGAGATATCGCGCGGGTCGTTGCTGAACTTGTAGAGGCCCTCAAACGGCGGGCTGTGCAGCCCGTAATGGATGCTGTTGTCGGGCACGGCGCGGATGATCTCGCACGCATCTCCCTGGTACAGCGCATAGTCGCGGTTCACGGCCTGGTCGACCGCCTTAATGTCTTGCACCTGTCTCATGCGGCGCTCCCCTTGATCCATTCGGGCAAACGCACGGCATCGGTCGGCTGGTACGTCGGAACGTCCCGCACGGTGCCCTTGATTGTCTGACTACTGAGGTCCGCCATGTGCTGGACCATCGCCCGCGCCATGCGCTCAGCGTCGGCTTCCTTGCGGCGGATGTTGGCGACCACCGCGCCTTCGGTTTCAGCGGCGATGAAGTGGACGTTGACCGTCCTGGTCTGGCCGAAGCGCCAGAACCGGCGCACGGCTTGGTAGACCTGCTCAAAGCTGTCATTGAGCCCGACGAAGCCGGTGTCGGAGCAATGCTGCCAGTTCATGCCGTGACCGCAGATCGACGGCTTGGTCACGAGCACGCGCGTCCGGCCCTCCGAGAAGTCGACCAGCTTGCGCTCTTTCTCGGCTTCGCTGTCCGATCCGCGGACCTCAACGGCGCCGGGAATGGCCTTCGCCAGCGCCTCGCTTTCGCTGTTGAGGTTGCACCACCATACGAACGGCCGATCGTCCGGGGTAATCGCTGCGGCGCGCTCAACACGTTCGGCGATCGTGTCGCGCCGGGTGCCGATGCGCTCCTGCATGGTCCGCGCTTCGACCGGGAACAGCAGCCCGGTGTCTATGCTCGGGCGATACTCCACGCCGACCGTATGCTGCTGTTGATTCAGCGGCGGCAGGTCATAGCCCGGCGTAGCGTAGCCAAGATCGCGCGGGTGCCGCAGCATCACCGCCCACGAGCACATCCAGCGCCAGAACGGCCCTTCCGCGTGACCCTTGAGACGCCATTTTTGCGTCTCGCCGCCATCGTGCGTGAAGAATGACGCCAGCATGTCGGTGTAGGACATCACGCCCAGGAACTCGGCATGGTTGCCAAGCTCCATAAAGTCGTTAGGCGCCGGCGTGGCCGTGGCCGCGAGCCGAAACGGGATCTGCCGGCAAGCCTGGATCAAATGGGTGCGCGTGCGCCCGTCGTAGGCTTTAAGGATGCCGCTCTCGTCCAGCACCACCGCGCCAAAGTGCGACAGCACAAAGTGATCCAGCTTCTGATAGTTCGTGACCGTGATCCCCGGCTGGACATCCGCCTGCTTGGCACACTGCCGGGCCGGAATGCCGAACCGATCCGCCTCCCGAACGAACTGCGGCCCCACCGCAAGCGGCGTCAGGATCAGCACGTCACGTCCGGTTGCCTGGTGCACAGCCTGCGCCCACGACAGCGCCATGAGCGTCTTGCCAAGCCCGGTGCCGGCAAACAGGGCCGCGCGACCGCGGCGCAGCGCCCAGCACACGATATCGCGCTGGAAGTCGAACAGGCAGTCGGGCAACGCCGGCAGGTCGGTGAGCCCGGTCGGCGGATCGACCTCAATCTTGCGCTGGAGGAATGTCTGATAGTCGCTCAGCCGGGCCATCACGCAGCCTCCCGGAACAGCTGCCGCCAGCCGTAGAGCGCGATCAGGGCGGCTTCCGCGCGGCCGTCGTGCTTCTTGAGCGGCCAGTGGCCGGCGTGTTGAGGCAGCAGCTGGGAAGCCCGCGCCCGCGCCCCGTCCTTCTCGGCCGGCACACCGAGCGCTTTCTTCCACTGCTGCGGCGTCACCAGTGTGATCGGAACGAACTGCGCCGCGATCAGCCCGTGAAGCTCACCGAACGTGCGGCCGAAGTTGAAGGCGGACGTCGCGCCCATTTGCCGCTGACCTTGGCCGGGCATCGCCTGCACACGCTCGATGAAGGCGTGCGTCGTCGTCTCGCCCAGCCCGTCCAGCCAGCGGGCCAGCTCGGTCACGTCCAGCGACTTCGCCTTGGCGGCCTTGAGGACCGGCAGATCGCGCACGGCCAGATCGGTGCCGTTGTAGAACGCCACGGCGCCGGTCACGCCTGGATCGACCGCGATCACGTTCATGGCCGGCCTACTCCGCCGCTTGAGCGCGATCAGCCGCCTGCTTCAGGTCGTCGCCCGTGCCTTCCCAAATCGTCTCGCCGTTGCCGTCTTGCAGAGACACCCGAGTATCGTCGTCCGCCCCGCTCTCGCGCGCGTGCGCCTGCGCGCGACCGGCGTTCTTGTAGGCGTCCTCGTAGGTCTGCACGAGCAGGTCGTGCTCGAAGAGCTCCTGCTGATCGGCGTCAAGGCGCTTGATCAAGGTCTGCACCGCCTTCTTGTCGAAGCCGTCAGCCTTGGCTTCGGCTAACACCTCGCGCTTGTCGGCGTTGAGATCGGCGATCTCCTCGTTCAAGCGACGGATGCGATCCACATACGAGCGCAGCCGCTCGCCGGTGATGCGGGCAGCGTCAGACATCGCAGCCTCCTTGTGCTGGGAAAAAGGCCCGGCCGGGTTGGGGGTCCCGGCCGGGCAGTCTGGGGAGGTAACGCCCGAGGGCGCTCCCGGATTTCCGGCCGCCGTGGCCGACGCCTCCGAGGCGGGCGTGTTCCATGTGCCGTTGCGCTCGGCTTCCGCGCGCTCACCCTGCGCGGCCAGCCACCCGTCGACCCAGGCGCGGCCCTGCGGCGTCGTGCTCGGGTACGGCTTGCGCGAGCCGGAGCGCCCGGCGCGGTAAGCAGCGTGGCCTTCGTGCCAGGCCTGGTCGGTGGTGAGCGCGTCTGTCGCTTCGCTCATTTCAGCGCTCGCCCATGTGCTCAAGCGTTGGTGGTTATTCGCTCGCCAGTCTCCGGGTCGATACCTGCGCGTTCGCAGGCCGCACGCACCTGGGGCTCGCGCCAATGGGGCACCCGGTCGTTGTCTCGCCACCACTGCACGGTCGTAACAGGGCAGTCGAGTTGGCGCGCGGCCTCAGACAGACCGCCAAGCGCCATTATGATAGCTCTTATTTGCATACGGGCACCGTATACCAAACCTTCGCCAAGCGCAAAACCTGTTTTCGTAATTTTGCTGTTGACGGGCGCATACGGCGTTCGTAACGTGTCCGGTAGCCGCCGCGGTGAAGCGCGACGGTCGCCCAGTCGGCGGGGCCAGTCGCCGGCGTAGCAGGGACACACCGGGGAAGCCGGCGGGCCGCGTGGCCTGCCGGCGCGGTGTCCCGGCCGGAGTTACCCGACATGGCATTGCGTGGATTGAATGATCCGGTGCGCTCGGAGCAGCGGGCGATCCAGGATCAGCTCTACGACCTCTACCGCGAGCGCAAGCAGCTGCGCGACGCGAAGGTTGAGGCCGAGTGCGGCGACGACATGGCGTTCACGAACGGCAAGATCCCCGCGCTAAACAGCGCGCTTCACGACGTGAACCGCCGCATCCGCCAGCTGGAAGCCAAGCAGGGGGTCGCGTAGCGATGATGCACGTCAGCTTTCACGGCCGCCCCGGCAAGCCGATCACCGTCGCAGTCATCTTCCCGGACAACAGCGAGTCGATCACGCTTCGCTGCCCGGAACAAGGCGAGGTGACGCTCTACACCCACGACCGCGACAGCCTGCGCATGGTCGCTGCCGCGTTCCCGCTGGCGCTCAACTGCGTGCTGCATTTCGCGGATGAGACGGTCACCGACCAGGCGCGCATCCTGCGCTGGATCACGGGCGACGACGAGCAGACCGGGGATCCGACCCAGCATCCACGCATGTCGACGGTTCACGCGGTGCCGGAGTTGCCGCCGCTGTCGCCGTGCAACGACTGCGGCGCGCAGTGGCAGGGCAAAACGCTGCTGCGCGGTCCGGATCGCACGGAGACGGGCGCCTGGGTGGCGTGCTGCGGCACCTGCGGGTTCGACTGCGACCGCCACCAGACGGTGATCTGGCAGGACGGGGAGGCGGCGCAATGAACGACCTGTCGCCCGCTCAATACCTGCTCGGCAGCGCCGCCATCGCGCTCGGCATTTTCGCCGGCTGCTGGGTGCTGCCGCTGCTGATGGGGATGCCGTGATGATATTCGAGATCAAAAATCGCTTTAGCGGCGACGTGCAGTTCGCCGCGGAGCTATCGGCCGAGTACGAAAACCAAGCACGGTCGATGCAGCTGGGTGCCGCCGTTCGGATGGCCGTGCAGGCCAGCGCGAACCTGATTGGCGCGAACCTGCGGCACGCGGACCTGCGAGGCGCGGACCTGCGGCACGCGGACCTGCGGCACGCGAACCT